GGGCTGGTATGAATCAGCTTGGTCTCCGCAACACTTGTTTCCAGCCCTTGGCTCTGTGTGGGGCTGGCGTAATGGAAACAACGGCCTCCAGATCGCTGACTTCTTGAGCGGTGGGATTGGAGGGTTTACCTTAGCTCCGCCTGATAATAACGGAAATGTCTTTTGGAGACAAGGTGGTAGCCTTGCTTTCAACACGACGTTGCGTCCGTTACCGGGTGAAACTTACATTGCATCGCTTTGTCTTTACGATCCATCTGACGGACATTTTTTCTCTGTTGGTCGCTCGAACGATGGAACACGATCCATCGCTGTTGCATTCAAATATAATCCGCTAACGGGGTTATATAAATTCATCAATGCCGACCCGGAAATCATAGTCCCAAGTGGCCCTATGCAATGGTCCCGCTTAAATGGTGGAACTTTTGGTTACATTGCTGATAGCCTTAACCGTAACTTTAAAGTAAACTTGCAGCAGATCAGCCTACAGGATGGTTCGATCGTAAAAGACGTTCCTTATGGTAGCACTTGGGGTGGCCCTATCTATATCAGCGGTCGGCAATACTGGGATGATGTTAGCGGTAGTATTATCACTACAACCAGATACAATTTCCGTCGTATCTGGTTCAACGACAGTGCGAAAGCTGTCAGACTTTCTGATGTGGTCAGGGATATTGCTACGAAGTCCAACGTTCTGACTGTTGATGATGTTGACACCACCGGATTGTTCAACGAGGAGATCATTGGTTTTTCCATTGATCGGCAATCGTCAGCAGCCGATGCTCTAAAGCAGTTGGCTACTGGTTATATGTTCGACGCGTTCGAGAGTGACTACAAGCTCAAGTTCCGGACGCGAGGACGCGACTCCGAAGTTGTCATTCCACAAGATTGGCTTGCTCGGCCGGGCGACGAGATGATCAAGGAGAACCTTGTTCAGGAACTTGAAATGCCTCTCAAGGTCACGGTGAACTACTATGATACTTCGCGTGATCACCAACAGGGATCGCAGTCGTCTCGCCGCAATTCCGGCCCATTTCCGACCATGTGGACGGCCAAGGAAGACATCATTGACTTGCCGCTGGTATGGACGCCGGATATGGCTAAGCAATCGGCTGACAAGCTTCTCAAGATGGCGTGGGCAAACCGCGTCGGACTGCAATTCAGCTTGCCGTGGCGCTACCTGAAATATGAGCCTTCGGACGTGATCACGATCACCACCGATAAGGCTGTCTATTTCACACGCTTGACTGAGGTTACGATCGGGCAGGACTTCTCGATCGAAGCGTCCGGGGTGACTGAGAAAGCCAGCGCCTATGTCTCGACCAAAGTAGGTAGCCGGGTCGAATCCCCTGAGCAAACAATTGAAGATGGTTACCCAGCCTATCCGATCGTGATTAACACACCGTTATTGCGGGATGAAGATTACGACACAAGTGGTTCATCTGTATGTTTCGTTTCCGCTGGAACAAATGCCTTCACTTTCAGTGGAGCAGCAATCTATGTCTACGATGGTATCGAAGATCAGCGGATTGGGTTCATCGGAGCCGACACTACGCGTGGGGTGGTGATCAACGAACTCCCCTACACCACGGCTTACGAATCGACGGATGAAACTACTGTCTTGCGGGTAGTATTGAACAACCCCAACGATGAGCTTGAGTCTGTGACGCAACTAGACATGCTCAACTTCGACATGAACGCGGCCTTGGTTGGTGAGGAAGTCATTCAGTTCCGGGACGCTGTTCAGCAGCCCAACGGTGAGTGGTGGCTGACCGGGCTCCGTCGGGCGCGACGCGGCACCAACTATGCGTTGCGTAGTCACAAGCCGAACGAACTCTTTCTGCTTCTGGAACCACAGGCAATTACCTCGTTTGTCCGGCCGCCGGAATCCTACGTGACTACGACTGAGATCGTTGCTGTCACCGCTGGGCAGATTATTGCAGATGCAATCCCAGTCCGGGCAGACCTCCAGCCTCGCGATCTCATGCCTTACACCCCGGAAGACATCAAGATCGACGACGATGGTTCTGACATCACCATCATGGTTCAACGTCGTTCGCGGATTATTGCTCCGTTGCAGGATGGGATTAGCAACATCCACTTCAAGGAAGGTGCAAAGCAAACGTCCAAGATCGCCTGTCAGGTGTGGCCGGGTCGAGGCTTCGAGGTGATCGATACAAACCTCCCACCTACGCTGGTTGAGCATGTCCCGATCTTTGATTCCAACGGGCAAGACCTTCCGTTGGAAATCAGCTTCCCACTCTCGACACTGGGATCATCCACAAATTTTGTGGCCCGGATCACCGAACAAGGTGTGGTGGATGGCATCGCCAAGTGGATCGCTTTCGAGCGGGTAGGTGAGGGACGCTGGAACCAGACCGAATTTTATTGACATCCAGCGACATTTTGACTATACACTGTCGCCTCATAGAGAGCCCTAATGCCCAGCACACCCATCCTCGGTATCACGCAGGTTTCGACTTCTCAGAACGGGAAAGAGACCACGATCAACGACGCGATCATCGCGTTGGAAAACGCGACCAACGCAAAGTTGGCCGTGTCGATGGCTGCTGGTAACGTTACTCTGAGCGTCCCCGAAGCAACACGGAACTTCATTTTCACAGCCGCCGGGGCAACAGAAGCCAGTGAGTTGCTTTTTCCGATCGAGGTCAACGGTAACCCATACAATCGTGTGATCGTGGTTCGGAATGTTAGCGGCCACGGCCTTACCGTTCGCTTTGTTTCGGGTGGTGGTGATACCGTCACGATCCCGAACGGAGAGTCGCGCCTGATCAGTGCCGCTGATGGGCTCGACATGAGCGTTGCGGCTGAACCGCCGAGCGTCATTACGTTTCTGTCCCTGACTGATGCCCCTGAGACTTTCACCGGTCAGACTGGGAAGTTTTTGTCCGTCAACGAGACCGAAACCGCTCTGGAGTTCACGGACGCCGCTGTGTTCCCGACACTCGCAGGTAACGCTAACCGATTCTTGAAAGTCAATTCCGGAGCCACCGGTGTCGAGTGGTCAGAAATTGATTTTGCTGGTGCTTTCACAGAGCTATCCGACACACCGGCCAGCTATGCTGGGCAAGGTGGAAAGCTCGTTAGGGTAAATGATCTTGCCACTGGCCTTGAGTTCGTGGAAGCGTCGGACGCCGAAGCGGTCAACTTCCAAGAAGCCAGCCGCTGGCGCATCCTCCTGCTTGAGCCGGGTGTGTGGCCTGAGAACCCTCCGGGTGTGGAGCCGGGAGACCCTGAGTTCATTGAGCAGACCGATCAGGTAGGCTTCGGTGAAGTCGAGTTCTTGGATCAGGATGGAATCGATCTCACCGGGACCGGGACCGCTACGGCTTCCAACTTCCTGACGGGAAACGAACCGAGCCGGGCATTCAACAACAACACTGACCCGGCTGACGGCTGGCTGACCGAAGCCACCTACGTCGGTGAAGTCTGGATCGAATACGACTTTGGGGCTCCTGTGGCTCCGCGCCGCGTTCGGCTGTCTTCGATCGACTCCTTCCCGCAATACGGCACCACACGCTTCCTGATCCAGTATTGGGACGGAAGCGCTTGGATCAGCTTAGGTGACCGCTCGCCGGCACCTTGGGAATCTGGGGTTCCCCAGACGTTCAAGATCAATGGTATCCCGCTGGACTTCCTTGAGGAAGCCCCGTCGAACGGATCGCTGTATGGTCGGATCGACGGCGAGTGGTTGAAGATCAACGCCGAGGTCGTTTCAGACAACACGACCACCAGCAATCTCGATGCTTCTCAGACCTTCCAGTATCGGCGCTACATCAACGAAGGCACCAAGACACTCAATATCCGAGCGAACATCGATCATCCGACTCCAGCGGATGGTGAGTGGTATGTCTACGTGGCGGTCGGAGCCGCCTTGAGCATTGTCCCGGCACCGGGCGTAACAGTGAATGCACCGGCCGGTGGATCGCTCATTGTGCCCTTAAATGGCACCGTGCGGATCAAGCGCGTAGCTGTCGATGTCTACGATGTGTTTGGCGACACTGTGTCGTCAGGCGGCGTGGGCGCGGAAGATATTCCGCCGATCATCGGTAATGAGAACAAGCTACTGGCGGTCAAGCCGGATGCCAGTGGTATCGAATGGATTACACCGCCGGTTACTTACACCGACGAGAACGCCCGCGATGCGCTGGCAACAGCTTTGGTGGCCGGCACCAACGTTACGATCGTCAACAACGATGCGGCAAACACGATCACCATCTCGGCTGCTTCGATCGGTCTGGATGCCGAACAGGTTCGGGATACGATAGGAGCGGCGCTACGCGCCGGGACAAACCTGTCGTGGTCGATCAATGATGCTGGGGATACGATCACGATCTCGACTAGTGCGTTGGATGCCGAAGGGGTTCGCGACACTATCGGTGCGTCTCTCGTGGCCGGTGCCAACATGGCGATCAGCGTCAATGACGCGGCGAACACTATCTCGCTTGCTGCGACGATGGACACCGAGGTCATTCAAGACATCGTAGCGGACACCTTGGTGGCCGGCTCGAACACCTTGATCACCTATGACGACGTGACCGGAACCATCACGATAGACTCGCTCGGAGGCGGGGGCGGAGGAGGTCTGGACGCTGAGCAAGTCCGCGATGTGGTTGGCGCTACGCTGGCCGCTGGGAACAATATCACGATCAACGTGAACGACGCAGCCGACACGATTACGATCGACTCGACCACCGACCCGGAAGTTGTCCGGGACACGATCTCTTCCGCTCTGGTCGCGGGCTCGAACGTTACGATCGTCCACAACGACGCAGCGAACACCATCACCGTTTCGGTGGCGATGGATCAGGAAGTCATTCGCGACACGATTGGTTCCGCCTTGGTGGCTGGTGATGGCATCACCATCACACCGAACGACGCGGGAAATACCATCACAATCACCGCGACTGGCGGGGGCGGGGGAGGCTCGACCGACCCGGAAATCGTGCGTGATGTGATTGGGACCGCGCTGGTGGCCGGTGCCAATGTCACGATCACTGTAAATGATCTAGGCGATACGATCACCATCGCAGCATCCGGCGGTCTGGATGCCGAAGCGGTGCGCGACACGATCGGTGCTACGCTGGTGGCTGGCACGAACATCACTGTCGATGTCAACGATGCGGCCAACACGATCACGATCAGTTCGGCGACAAACCCGGAAACGATCCGAGACACCATGGCTTCGGCTCTGGTGGCCGGGGCTAACATCACCATTACCCCGAACGACGCGGCTGATACGATCACGATCACGGCCGCTTCGGACCCTGAGTTCGTCCGGGACACCATCGCTACCGCGCTGGTGGCGGGAAGCAACATCCTGATCACCCACGATGATGTGGCGAACACGATCACAGTTGATTCCTTAATCGCGGACGGAAGCACGTTCACGATCGATGAGAACCCGTGGAAATATGGTCAACGCTGGGAGCCCGGCGCTGAAATCACCTTCTCCGGACTGGGGGGGGGAAATATCTCAGCATCGTTTGATACGATGCCACGGAATGATTTTTACTTCTCAAGCTCTTCTGGATCACAGATCGTCAAGATCGATTTCGGATCGGGTGATACCAAGATCATTCAAGGGTTTCGCATTTTCCAAAATAACGGTGTTTCTCAGGGAACGTGGAGCTTCCAAGGGAGCAACGATGACGTTAACTGGGTAGACGTTGATGCTGGTTGGGACTGGACCCCTATCACTGTCGCCGGCCTTGTCTACCTTGAACGTGAGTTCGCCAATTTGGCGGCTTTCAGATATTATCGATTCACCAAGACAGCGGGAAGCACTTCCAACTCTCCCTACGTTAATTGGTTTCAGTTCCGCTACGCTCAGACCTATTTCAGCGGCGGTAATGGCGCTGTAGGGATCGACGACGAAGGCGTTGAGGTCGTCCCTGAGGCAGCCCGCATAAACTTCGTTGGTGCCGGGGTAACTGTCACTGACGCTGGTAGTGGTCAGGTAGAAGTCAACATCCCCGGTGGAGGCGGGGGCGGCGGCGGCGGCGCTGTGGCGATCGAAGATGAAGGGGTGGAAGTCATCTCCGAGGCTTCGCGCCTGAACTTTACCGGCGACGGTGTTACCGTTACCGATTCAGGTGCAGGTGAAGTCGAGATCAACGTCACCGGTGGTTCCGGCGGTGGGGTTGTAGGTAGCTCTTTGGCGAACCCACCTAGTATCCGGGCAACCAGCGCGGCACAGGCTTTCAACGCAAATTCCGTTGTGGTCAATTGGCCGAGCGGGACGGTGGCTGGTGATTTGGTTCTTATTTTCACAGGACATGGCTGGGAAACCTTAGCACCTGTTGGTTGGTCACAATACGCAAACCTTATTGGAACAGGATCAAACGGTGCTGTGCTTGGACGCATCATGACACCTGCTGATATATCGTCCGGGTCTGTGACCGTAACTTTTGGAGGCTCGTTCAACGGCGTGGTCCAAGCAGTCAGCATCGTTGGTAGCACAGTGGCCGGTATTCGCAGCGTAACTGGGTTCCGAAGTGGTTCGGCTGCATCTACCATTCCTTTGAATGGTGATAGTTCTTCTGACCGAGATTTGGCACTTGGTTTTGCCTTCAATCGAGCAGCTTCAAACAACAGCTTACCAGCAAACTGGACGACATTGGCGTCTGTCAACGCCGCTAATGGCTCAAGCGTTTTTGGTCGTATTTCGAACAACCCACCGGTCATAATCCAAGACAACGCCACTTCTTCCGCCACCGGCCCCGGACGATACTCAGCAGTTGTCTCTCTAATTGGTGTGGTGACCTCCACCTTATTGGACTTCGATATTTCTTCGTATTTCCAAGGTGTTCCTCCGGGTCTTTTCGAAGTGTTCACCTACACCGCTACACGGGACTTCACGCTCCCAATCAATTTCGAAGGATCGTTCGCTTACGCAAATATCACACCCATCGGTCCTGTGACTTTCCAGATCAAGAAGAATGACACGGTTATCGGAACCGTAAGCTTCGCTTTTGGAGAAAATACAGGAACATTCGTAGCCGCTGAGGGTGCATCGTTTGTTGCTGGAGACCGTTTGTCAGTGGTTAGTCCATCTGATGTTAGTGAATTAGCTAACCTTTCGGTGAGTTTCGCAGGAACAAGAGTATGATTTACGAGTTAATTGGTTTTGACGAGTTCGAGACACTTGAAGATGTTCAAAGGACTTTTTCAACTGTAGGTGCAGGCTGCTCGTTGGTAACCGATACAGAATCTGGGAGAGGAAAAGCCCTCCGGATCGTTTCCGGTGGTGGCTCGGTTCTCGTCCCTGTATCCCCGCCGCCTTTGACAGTAATGGGTGCTTCTTTCCGTGTCCGTGTCATAAGCATGGAAAGTCAATCGAACCGACGCATCCTGTATCGCGTAGAGCGTGATGGTGTTGCTCAATACTCTTTACAGATGGATAACATCGGTAGACTTTATACGACCACAGCCGGTGGAACAGGTAATCCCAACGTGACATACCCTGTCCCGCTGGTTTTTGGGCAGTGGTATCATATCGAAGTCAAAGGTAGGTCAGCCGACTTCGGAGTCGATGGTGGATTCTTTGAAGTAAAGCTCAACGGAAAAACCATCATTTACATCGAAAGAGACACAAACAACGTAAACGGTGCGGTTTCGGTGGATTCAGTGAGGCTAAACCTAGCTTTTGCTTTCGGTGGTGTGGTTGATATTGATGATATTACCTTATGGGATGAAACTGGTGACGAGAACAATGACTTCCTAGGGGATGTCGAAGTTGAGACTTTGTTCGCAAATGCGGACGGGACCATCACCGGGTGGACTCCCAACACCGGAACGGCGTGGGAAGCTGTGGACGATACCAGCGAGGATGGCGACACCACTTACATCTCAAGCTCAACTGTGGGGGGCTCAGCTTCCTTCGGAGTCACTGACTTAGCCAGCAACCCTACCGAGGTCTTGGCGGTGAAGGTCTTCGGTATAGCTCGTAAAGATGGATTAGGTGACCGGGCAATTAAGCTAGGTGTGGTCAGTAACGGGATCGTGTCGGAAGGTTTGGAGACAACATTATCGACCAGCTATGGGCCTGTGATAGCTGTGTTCAATAGAGACCCTGATGGTGATGTAACTTGGACACCTCTTTCTGTAAATGCATTACAACCACGAGTTAGTTTGACACTATGACGGCACGCGTTACTCAGATTGGCATCCAAGGGCTCGTAAAGGGCGATCCTGACGCACGTCTGGCTCAGATCGGTGTGCAGAGCCTTGTCAAGAATATCCCCGACGTGCGCGTCAGCCAATTGGGTATCAAGGCGCTTGCCCGGAATAATAAAAACGCCGACGAAATTGAACCCACCACACGACTCCTGCAAGCCACGACCAGTGCCTCGTTAGGTATTCCCGGTGATCCTTACTACAACAAAGTCTCTCTTCTTCTCCAAGCGGATAAGGGGTTTCGGGACCTGTCGAAATACAATGACTATGTGAACGGAGATAGGGGGTTTTTGTTCATCCGGGACACGCCGGCTAAGTTCCTAAAGGCATTTGAATCTGTCTCCAGTAACACCATGGGAATCCGTTACGATCGCAATCCAGAGCGGTTCGATTTCGGACGCGGGGCTTTTACCATTGAGGGCTGGATCAATCGTCCGGCGTTTAGCGGTTTCCGCTATATCATGGGTAACTGGTATCTGAAAACGGAGCGTTCTTGGTTCATTGGGACCAACAACAACGCCCTGACTTTCAGAGCCTCGATCGATGGGACGGAAGCCAACTTCTTCAATCTCGAAGGAGCGGACTTACCAGCCAATACGTGGACTCACATCTGCGTAGAGCGCGACATCGAGGGGACGGTCCGTATGTATGTCAACGGTCAAACCGTGGCAACTGGGACTTTTCCAAATGAAATCCGAAAGGTTGATACTAAGCTGATCTTGATGGGTAGAAACCACTCATCGTCTATTGGTGGTATGAATAATTTTGAGGGCTTATTGGATGATTTCCGGGTAACAAAGGGGGTTGCTCGGTATGCTTCTGATGCCGGGTTTGTCATTCCAACAGCCCCGAATCCGATTGGCCCTGTTGACTACGAGCCATTCAATACCGATCCTTTCTGGGATAAGACTACGTGTGTCCTCGATCCTTTCGATGGTGCTGCTATTGATTACAAGCGCGGAGCCACGATCACTGGTTTAACCGCAAGTAGCTTACAATTCAGCGGCGTCGGAACCATAGCGCATGTGGACGGACAATGGAACTTTGGTGGGCGGACGGAGCCTTTCACCTTTGAAGTCGATATTGGTTGGAATAGTTCTTCGGGTAACAGTGTCGTTCAGATTATTTGTCCGGGCAACTGGCACCTCGCTACCGGAACTTCTGTTATAGCCTTTCGCGTCTGGAATGGGACATCTTTTGTTGAGGTGTTTTCGTGGCCCAACATAGATGCTGACTGGTATTTCCCCAGAGCCACTGAAACCACAATAATTACCCGTGACGAGATGGGGGTTTATCGGTTCTACCAGCAGGGTAAATACATGGGTAGCGCCGTGGCTCCATTTGCACCTGACACACCGACGGCTGATTTGACCATCAATGCTGACTCGGCTCGCGTAATCCGCTGCTTGCGGATGACGTGGGACGCCGTTCGTTACCGGGAAGAAGACTTCATCAATAGCCCGATCGCGGATTTACCGCCCCCGCGTAGTGGGCCGGCTTATGCCGCCCCGATCCTCCCGGATGCGACATACCCCTATGACTTGGCATTCCCTGATCCCAAGGACGGAGCAGTAACTTGGCGGAGCGTTGTCGGTGCCAGCCCGTCCCCTAGGACTATCCATACTTCTGGTGTTCTTTACGAAGAAGACCCGAATGATCGCTGGCGTTGGGCTACAGGAAATTCTTCCACCACATTGTTGGATTATCATAGACTCCTTATCCCTGTTCAATATCTTGATGACATTGATGCAGGTGGAGTCTTCCTTGAATACTCCGCACTAGCGGCTGCCCCTTTCGATCACGCTGGGAACGGCACCCTCGTGGCGCTCGCGTTGGATAAGAATAGTCAAATGCTAAACGCATCCAGCAGCGACGCTGTTGTGACGGATAAGACTTTCAAGAACACGCAAGGGGCTATGTTCCTACCAGTGGGAACCCGGACCGTTGAGGTGGGTATCCTAGCTGGGTTGAGTGCTTTCCAAGGTAACTACGTCATGAGCCGCATCTCTGCCCGTCTCGTTGACGGGTTTGAGGATGCTCGCGAATATCTCAGCAAACCGACTCAGTTGATGGGCTCGATCATCAAGACTGACAATACGGAATGGACCGACGCTCGCGGCGGCACCATTATCGATACAGCAAACCTGAGTTGGCTGGCTACTTCGCTGACCACAACCCAGAGGGTGATGGACCTTCGGTGTGTGGATGATCTTCCGAGCAGCTACTTCACCAGCATCGACAACGGACTGGCGGCTTTTCGTTTTAAGGCTATCGCAACTCAGAATGAGGTCGATGATTTTGGGTGGGCCTATGTCGAGTTTCTGGATGTGTCAGATCAAGTAGTCGGCCGCCGGGTTTTCAGTTCACCTAACCCACGGGTTGCATCGCCAAGGTTTGTGGGTCTCAATGTCGATTGTCCGATCCCGGTCGGTGCCCGTAAGGTCGTCATGGCTATCATGGGCTCGATGAATTATGGCGAAGTCGTGAATGGCACCAACCAGATCAATTTCCCGACGAACTTCCACGAGGCATATTGCTACATCCCGGCGTCAGGGGAGATGCCAGTAATCCCGGTCCCGCCGACTCCGGCAGGGGATGAGCATTGGGATAACGTAGTCTGCCTTCTGTCTACCCGTAATGGGGTGATCGAGAATCTGGGTAACCCCCGATACAGAGAACACATCGCTCCGGTCGGTGTGTCCGTAGCCTCGATCGATTCTCCATTCGGAGACACAGCCATAGCGTCCAACTTGTCTCTGGTGACAGGTAATTCGTTCTATGTCGAAGTCAAACT